ATTGTCAATAAAACAAACGATTGCGATTGATTATTTAGAAGACGCAAACACCAACGTTATTTTATACGGCGGCGGTGCGGGTGGCGGAAAATCAATGTTGGGCGCATATTGGGTTTTGAAACAATGTTTAAAATTTCCGAACACGCGTTATGTAATTGGCCGATCAAGATTAAAAAATTTAAAGGAAACAACATTGCGTTCGTTATTCGAAGTTTGCGAAATCCAAGGATTGACGGCCAATGTTGATTTTACTTATAACGAAACCAAATCGTTAATCACAATTCACCAAACGAAATCCGAAATAATATTAAAGGATTTGTTTCATTATCCAAGTGATCCGAATTTCGATTCGTTGGGTTCAATGAATATCACCGGCGCATTCATTGACGAAGCAACGGAAATCACACCAATGGCGTTCAATGTAATTCAATCACGAATGCGTTACAAGTTGGACGAAAACAATTTAATTCCAAAACTATTAATGACATGCAATCCGTCGAAGGGTTGGATTTATTCGGAATTCTACAAAAAATTTAAGGACGGAACGTTGGACGATAATAAACAATTTGTTCAATCCTTAGTGACGGACAATCCAAATATTTCAAAACACTACATTAAACAATTGCAGCAATTGGACGTGTTGAATCAAAAACGTTTGTTGTTTGGCGATTGGGAATATTCGGACGAAGACACACAATTATTTTCCATTGACGCGTTGAACGATATGTTTACAAATAATTTTGTTTCAAGTGTTGGCGTTAAATTTATTTCCGTTGACGTTGCAAGATTCGGACGCGACATGTCGGTGATTTGTTTATGGAACGGTTGGCGTGTTGAATCAATTAAAACATTGGATAAAAATTCCATTGACGAATTGGCAACGATCGTGGATCAAATAGCAAAAGACAACAACGTTCAACGTTCAAATATTGTCGCCGATTCGGACGGTGTTGGTGGCGGGTTCGTTGATATATTGAAGGGCTGCAAATCCTTTGTCAATAATGCAAAGGCAATGGACAATGAAAATTTCCGAAACTTAAAAACACAATGTTATTATAAGTTTGCGCAAAAGGTAACGAACGGCCAAATCTTTATTAACACAAACGACAAAACATTGCAACAAAACATAATCATGGAATTTGAAATGGTTAAACAACACGACGTCGACAAAGACAATAAATTAATGATTACGCCAAAAGATAAAATCAAACAATTATTGGGACGTTCACCGGATATTGCCGACGCGTTAATTATGCGAATTTATTTTGAATTAAACAAAACAAAAATTTTATATTTCGGTTAACTTAAAATTGCGACGCTTATATAAAAGATTTTTTTATTTTTGTGAATTATGAAATTCAAAACCTTAAATATTGAGCATGAAGAAATTTTAATTAATTTCACAAACGACGTCGAAGGTTTTATTTATAGGATCACGGACGATCAAAACCACAAAGCGTTTCGACATTTTAAACCGGTGATCACAAACGCGAAGACGTTGCACAATAACATTGGCAAAGAATTAAAACAAATGGACATCAAAGAAGACGATTGGATTTATATGTTTCCGAATTATTTGTTGTTTGCCGGAATTGGATTTGCGGCCGGCGTAAAGAATCAAGACAACGCACAATTTATTGAAGACGAAACCGAAATGTTATTTGAATTAATACGCGAAACAATTAACGATTTGGAATTTATGAATAATAAACGGGTTGTTAAAAACCAAAATAAAAAAACCAAAACAAAAAAACAAAATGATTAATTTAACCGTCGGCGATCAACAATGCAAAATTCCACAATCATGGAACGAAATCAATTTAAAAGATTACACGAAAATTTATTCAATTATCAAAGCAAATGAATTTGTTGAACCGGACACAACGGACGTGTCACCGGATCATTTGAATGCAATACAAACGGAACGCGCGTTGCACAATGTCCGAACGAATCGCGAAGTGTTTTCCGAATTCACGGGAATTGATAAACAAACAATCAATCAAGTTGACGGCAACGAAATGTCGGACACATTAATGATAATGTCGAATTTTTTAAATTCAGAAGTAACGACGAAATCATTAGAACCAAATCAAAAAATGTCGTTCACATTAAAAGGCAAAGAATATTTTTTTCCAATTTCAGAAATGCAAACATCAACGTTTGGTGATTATATCGAAGCGTCACAATTAGACATGTTAGCAGAAAAACACAAGGCCGGAAGGTTCGGCGTTATTGCGGAACAAATGGCCGTGTTATGCCGTGAACGTGGCGAAGTTTACGACGAAGAAATTGTCGCAAAGAAAACGAAAATGTTTAGTGCATTGACAATGGACATTGTTTGGGACTTTATTTTTTTTTTGACAATACAAGCGAACACATCAAATCGACATATCCAAACGTGTTCAAAAACGGGAATCGAAACGAAAATCGACACGCAACAAATAATTGGGAAATCGTGAAGCCATACGGGTGGTTGAATACATTATACGACGTTGCCAACACGGGGTTGTTCACAACACAACCGTTGAACGCGATTGATTCAGTAAAGGCGCAAAATCTTTACGCGGTGTTCACCTATTTAAGTTGGAAGGCGGCGGCGAACGAATACGAAAACGAAGTAAAAAAAGCAATGCACGACGAAGCGGAACAAAAACAAAAGTCACGACAAAATAGAAAAAAATAAAAATGATAATTATTGAATGGGTTGGATATACAATCGGAATTTATTCCGTTGTTTTGTTAGGGTTGGGAATAACGATTGGAATTTATGTTTCAAGTCAAATCCAAAAATCAATTAATGAAAATATAAAAAAATGAGTATAGCAATCAGAACAAACGAAATCGTCGATCAAATGAAATTTTATTGGGTTAACATGCCGGCGCCAAAACCGCCAACATTTTATTTTGGTTGGCCGCAAGAGGTTGACAATATACACGCAAAGAATTTGCCGGCGTTAATTTTAAATCCGCCGGAAATAACAGTTAGCACAAAATCGTTTATGTCCAACACAATTTTAACAAACTCAAATTGGACGTTGACAATTTACGACGTGATTCCGTCGGCATACAATGTCACGGACGATTTACGAATTTTGGATTTTTGGGACGCCATGGAAGACGGCGCATTAAATTGGATTTACAATTGGTGGTATTATTACGAAAACATTTTAGGAATTGAATTTGTATTAACGTCACCAATAAAAATTGTTCGAACAAAAGAAGCGTCCAACGATCGATTGTTGGCGTTACAAATTTCGTTTGGTTTTGACTTTTATAGATTATGCGCAAACACACAAAATTTTCCAAATATAGAAGCAACGTAAAATGGACATTAACAAAGTCAATCCAATAGCGGTTCAAATTGAATCAATTTTAGGGCAACAATTAATTGCGTTAAATCGAAGTGCGTCCGGCGCGTTGATTAATTCTTTGCAACATGTATTGACGCCGATCGGAAATTATGGGTTGGATTTAAAAATCATGGCAAACGATTATTGGCGCGTTGTTGAATACGGCGTTCCGGCGGCCAACATTCCGTTTAATGCAAAGAAGCGAAGCGGCGCGGGAAATTCAAAATACATTGAAGGTTTAATGAATTGGGTTAAAACAAAAGGAATGGGATCGAGCAAAGAAGTAATTCGCGCCATTGCCTTTGCAATCGCAACAAAACAAACGGCAACGAATCGCGGTGGTTTTGGAATGGGAAATCCAATGAATAAAAACAAATTGGGTTTTGTTAAAAAATCAGAATCACCAATCAACAATGAAATTAAAAAAATATCTAAAATTTATCAATCGGAAGTTTTGAAAATTATTGGAAACGCAATTCCGAATCAAATCGAAATAATTATTTAACATGGCAACAACAATAAACATGCAACCAAAAAGTGGGCGATTGTGTTCAACACTTTTGCCAATTGCATATCAAGTAATGGACACCGGAACCGGAACAACAAACATAATTGCAAAATGCAATGTAATGGATCAAGTGACGGCAATACAAACGCAAGTTGGCGGATCGTATAGATTGGCGCCACATTTAACGGTTGCCGGACTTTATAGATTCGACGGTTCGGAAATTTTTAACACCGTAACAAAATCAACGTTGGCATTTATTAAAAACACATTGGGTTCGAAGTCGGGGTTTCAAAATGCAATTTACAATTGGCAAGACGAATCAACATTTTATGTTAATGTCAACTTTTATCGTGAATATATCGATCCGGCAACCGGATTGATTATTGTCGATCCAACGGCGGTTGCGTCAAGTTGGATTTATATTTTAGAAGGGTGTCCGGACAAACCGTTTTTATTACAAGCCGTTGCCGACAACGGAACAAACGCGGGTGCATTTAATTGGTTCACGGCTGCATATAATAGCGAAGAACAATCCAAACGTTATTTCACAAACTATCCAATTAAAGCGATCGGACATCAACGGTTTAGCAACGTCACAATTCACGAATCGGAACAATACATGTTGACGTATCAATCACCGCGAACAAATTTCACTAGTGGTTGTCCGTATTATTTCGAAACGAAAACATACGACGCCGGAAATAATTTGTTGAACACGCACCAAACGCCGCCATTAACCGAAACGAATAATGTCCAATCAATCATGGTTGGTTTTTGGGACATGGTGAACAATTTAACACCAAACGGTTTAGAAGGAAATTATGCCGGATATGAATTCGGATTTGTCGATCATTATACGGTTAATTTAATGCACAATACAAGTTCAACAAGCGCGTGTAGCATGCACAAGGCGTTGACGGAATATCGTTTTAAAGTTGATCGATCGTGTATTAAAAACGGCGGTTACATGCGATTTGTTTTTAAAAATATGTTGGGCGGTTACGACATGGTGACAAGTAACGGAAAATTTACAAAAAAAGTAAAAAACAAATTTGAAGATTTTGAAAAAACGTTAGGATATCACGATTGGAAAGAAACAATGGCGTTTGGAAAATCAAATTGGAGTAATCAAAATATTGAACGTTATACAGTTAGCACACAATTAATGCGTAAAGATTTGGCGACACACTTTGCGGAAATGTTATCGTCAACACAAGTTTATTTGAAACACACGGAAGTTGCACAATTAAGGGTTATGGGCGCCGACTTAGGAATGGACGCATACGAACACCCCTATGTGTTTTATCCGATAGTAATAAAAAGCGGAAACGTAAATGTTTCAAAAACACAAGACAATTACGCGTCGTTGAAATTCCAATTTGAAATGGCCGTAAACCAAAGAAATCCAAGATATTAAAAACAAAACCAAATGGCGCAATATACACCAAACATTGAATTCCAAATATTTAACGTCAACACATTAGAACGTTATAATTTAGACGTTGAAAAGGTGACGGATTTTCCGTTGGCATTAACTTATTCAATCAAAGACGTTCAAGATCCGCAATCGTCAAAAGGTTCGTATTCAAAAACATTTTCAATTCCGGCAACCGGACACAACAACACGGTTTTAAAAAATTTATTTTCCGAATCACTTTATGATTCACACCTTTACGTCGAAAATTACGACGCATTTATTTTCATTGACGGCATGTCGGTGTTGGCCGGAAAATTTCAAATCAAAGGAACAAAATATAAAGGAGTTCCGAAATCTTATGAATGTCAAGTGTTTGGCGAAAACTTTAAATGGGTGAACGCATTGTCCGAATTAAATTTATGCGATATTGATTTTTCGGCCGGAAACTTTTTTCCGCATGCGCCCGTAATTGCAACATGGGAAAGGGAAAACATTCAAGACACATGGGCGTTTGGCGAAGCCGGCGAAATATTAACACAAGGCGGGGTTCCAACACAAACGCACATGGTTTATCCATTGGTTAACACGGGAAAATGGAATTTCGAAGATTTAACAACCGGCGAAGGTATTCCAACACCGTCCGACATGTCACCGGCATTTTATTTTTACAACATGTTGAAATGTATGTTTGCAACACAAGGTTACACGCTGCAATCGACATTTTTTGAAACGTCGTGGTTTAAACGTTTGGTTTCATATATTCCAATGGAAGATTTTGTCAACACGGCCGCCGTGATTGAAGAATATTCGTTCGACTATGAAACCGGCGACGTCACGCCATGGAAAACGCCGTTGGACTATTATCACCAAACGCCAACATTGTTAAATTGCACAATTCCGGGCAACGATTGGCACGGGCAAAGTTATGGTTTACAATTAACGTGCGCAACATGCGATCCGGCCGGACAAATGACGGTTGAAGACATCACGCCATTTATTAACATGCAGAATTCACCTTTTGACGTTAACGATTTTACATTGTCCGATCCTTATTTCTTAGCGGGTTGGTATTGGGCAAATTATTCCATGTATAACAACAACGGAAGCGGACAATCGGCAAACACGCCGTGGTATTACATGGACAATCCGTGTCTTTTGGTTGGCGGAACAACCGTTTCGACGGCATATCCATGGCGAACAATCGGACATGATTATTTTTGCGTTGAATGCGAACCGTGGTATTACAATCCGGCGGCGGGGTTGTCTTATCCTTATCCGTTTTTAAGTTCAAATGAAATTCCATGGACGGACACGTCAATGTTTAAAACAACATATTTAGGCGTTTACGAATTTTCCGGTTCCATGACGTTGGAAATGAATAACGAATACGAAATCACAAATCCGGTTGAACAATACGATCCGTGGCCGCCTTATCAGTTGGGCGGAATGTTTCCGACAATTCAAGGAACCGGCGACGGTGGGGTTGGATATCCGTCGCAAATCAATTTATTTGGTTACGATCGTTATTGCGGAACGGCTTATGTTTTCAACGTTTATTTAATGCATTACAAACATTCGACACGAACAACACATGTTGTTCACGGCGAAGGATTTACGCATTTGAATTCGCAAAACGACATGGGAACAATATATCCCGTAAGTGACGCACGTTATAACACGCAACAATTATTCAACGACGATTATTCGTTGGTTGGACACTCAAATTTGACAAAGAAATTATCATTTTCCGGAATTCAAATTGATATTGTTGACGCCGAAGATCGCGTTTTTCTTTACGGCGAAGTCAACATGGTTGGAACGGAAGCCGGACAAACGGGTGGTTTTGCGGCGGACGAAATATGCCAAATGAAATATCGCGCACGCGCGCAAGAATTTTCCGGAACGATTGATCCGGTAATAATTCCGGGCGGTTCCGTTGATTTGGAATTGTTGTTGCCGTGCGACACAACGCAATTGGATTGGGTTAATGGATTGACGGGGTTGTTCAATTTATTTTGGCAATCGGACGAATCGACAAAAACAATTTTGGTTGAACCGCGCGATTCATTTTTTAAAGATTACACGGAAGCAATCGATTGGACGGACAAATTGGATCACGATTCAGTTCAGCAAAACAAATACATTTATAATTCATTAAAACGTGATTTGTGTTTTACTTATGAAAACGATTCGGCCGACATTATGGTTGAGGAACGAAATCGACGTCGTGGACAAATTTGTGAATTGGGTTCGCATGCGTTGGATTTGGGCGAATTATATTTAAACGAAGATCAAAAAATCGGTTCCGATTATTATTCACCAACCTACATGTTTTATGATAAAACGTGTTCAAATAACATGGCGGCCGACAAACAACCATTTATTCCCGTGATCCATGGCGAATATTCGTCAATTTGGGCGACACAATTAAACGCGGGGTTGCCGGACAAATTAACGGAATTCAATCCACGAATTTTCACATGGTATGGAATGCAACCGTTAAATCAGGCCGACGGATCAATTAGCGCAAACACATGGCGTTGGGGTTTTAACGATTTAACATCACCGCACGAAAATTTAAAAGAATATCCGTTCGCCGGAATTTATTCGGATCAAGTTGGTTCGTTAGGCGGAACGCTAACGTTAGGCGCAACCACATTTAATGCGCCGTCACTTTATTTTGAAAATTCCGACATTAACGTTGTTCCAACGCCGCCGCCATATCAACAAACGAATGGCCTTTATGAAATGTTTTGGGAATTTCACATTTTAAGTTTATTAAAACGTCCCGTTGTAAAAATGGCATATTTCAAATTGACAACCGCCGACATTGCGAATTTAGATTATCGAAAATTGATTTATTTAGAAGGCGGACAAGCGGACACATATTGGATCATGAATAAAATAACGGACTACAAAGCCGGAACAAACCAACCAACAAAGGTTGAATTATTTGAATATAGAAACACGCGTCCCGTTAAACCGGTAAAAATAAACAAAGGATTTGGCGCAAACTTAACGCCGCAATGGACGGATTACAACGTTCGTTTAGTAAAAGACGGCGCAATTAAAATTGACGGAAAATATTTGACGTCGTCGCTAGACATTGCGAACCAAACATTTATTTCAACACCAACGAATGCGGTTTCAAAAACAGTTGTCACGTCACGTTCCGCGAGTAATTTAGCAGAAAATACACAATACGCAAGCGACGGGACACGCATTCCAACACAACTAGGGGTGACGGGCGGAAATGTTGGAAATAATTACAATGTAGGAACGGGCGGAATTTCTATTGGAAAACAAATTCAAGTCGGAAGCGGAATCGTTATTGGTTCCGGTAATTATACGCAATCATCACAACCAATCAGATTGACACACAACGGGAAAACGGCGTTGGCAATTAACAACGGGGGGTTAATGTTAGAAGGCGGCGGCGGTGTTGTTTATTATGAAAATCCGGCCGGTGAAATTATGGAAGTAATGACGGGAATAAAATTCCACACAATACAAGTCGGAACAACGCCGCGTTATCAATATGTCCGTTGTTTACTAAGTGAAAAAACATTATAAGAAAAATAAATTATGGCAACACTAGACACAATTATAAACATCAAAGTCGAAGGAACGGATCAAATGGTAAAATTAAAAACCGAAATTGATAAAACGTCGGCGGAATTAAAGGAATTACAAAAAGAAGGCAAAAAAGCCGGACAAACGCAAGATCAATACAACGCGAAAGTAATAACGGCCGAAACAAAATTAAAAGGTTTACGCGGCGAATTAAACAAAGGGAAAACGGAATTAATTAAAAACGCAAAAGCGGCGGCCGACAATTCCAAATCCTATAATTCCCTAGTAAAAGCAAACGCGAAATATTCCGCCGAATTGCGGAAATTGGCCGATCCAATGGGAAAAAATAACAAAGCGTTCACGTCGTTGTCAAATAAAATGAAGACAAACACGGATCAATTGAAAAAAATGGACGCGGCAATGGGACGAAATCAACGGAATGTTGGGAATTATAAACAATCATTGACTAGCGTTGCCGTTGGAATTGGCGCGGTGATTATGGCGTTCAAAACGTTTCAACGGGTTTTAGGAACGTTCGTGGATTTTCAATTTCAAATGAAACAAGTTGGTGTTATTAGTGGCGCAACAACTGTTGAATTACAAATATTAACGGACACCGCAAAAGATTTGGGATCGACAACCGCATTCACCGCCGGCGAAGTTGCCGGCCTACAAACGGAATTGGCGAAACTAGGATTTGATCCAACGGAAATTGTCGCAATGACATCAAGTGTTTTAGATTTAGCGTTCGCATTTAATAAAGATTTGGCGGAAACCGGAACGGTTGTTGCGTCGGTTTTAAATACTTATAAAATGGACGCGTCCGAAGCGGCCAACGTTACGGATATTTTGGCGAAAGCGTTCGCGTCAACCGCATTGGATTTGGAAAAATTCAACACGGCATTTCCAAAAGTCGGTGCGATTTCAAAACAATTGGGTTTTTCATTAGAAGGGACAACGGCAATATTGGGACAATTAACCAACGCCGGAATTGACGCGTCAACGGCCGGAACGTCTTTAAAAGGAATTTTTCTAAAATTAGCCGATTCGAATTCGGCATTATCACAACGGTTGGGCGGTTCGGTTACGTCAATCGATCAGTTGTTGCCGGCGTTAAATGAATTATACGAAGGCGGAACGGACGTTCAAGAAATGTTGGGTTTAACGGATAAACGTTCGGTTGCCGCATTTGCAACGCTAGCGTCCGGCGCGCCGGAAGTTCAAAAATTAACAAAAGAATTCGAAAACGCGGCCGGAACGGCGGAAGAAATGGCCAATGTTATGCGTGATTCATTAAAGGGTTCGTTAGACGAAGCGTCAAGCGCGGCGGGCGGTTTTGTGATTGAATTATTCGAATCATTAGAACCGGCATTAACATTGATTGTTGACGCCGTTGGGTTGTTATTTAGTGGATTGTCTTTTTTAGTTCAAAATTTCAAAGACGTTGCGATCGGCGCGGCCGCTTATGGGTTGGTTGTATTGGCCACGGCATTTAATACGGGCGCATTAACAACCGCATTGATCGCGGAAAAAATCGCTTTATATGCAACGGCGGCCGCGAATTGGGTTGCCGAGAAAGCAACAAATTTATTTAGTAAATCAATTTATGCAAATCCAATCGGAATGTTTATTGGTTTATTAGTTACGGGAATTTCGTTATTAATGGATTGGGGTTCGGCGTCCGGCGACGCGGCCGGTGAACAATCAAAGGTGACGGAAGCAGTAGAAGAAACCGTCGTTGAAATGACAAAGTTGGAAAAAATTCAAGACAAATATCAAAAGAAACAATTAAAAGAATTGGCCAATTTAAAATTGTTAACGAAACAAATCCAAGACAAAAATTTAACGGAAAACGAACGGTTGACAAAATTAAAAGAATTCAACAAGATTGCCGGAACCAATATTAGAAATTTAAAAAACGAAGCCAAATTGCAAGACGTGTTGACGGCGGCAATGGAATCGACAATTGACGCAATAAAAAGAAGAATAATTTTAGACGGTTCGTCGGAAGAATTAAAAGTTTTATTAGAAGAACAATTAGGATTGGATCAGCAAATCGAAGAATCAATCGACAAACAAGCGGAAAACCTATTAACAACAAAAGCCGCGTCGGAAGCATTAGCAGAAGCCGAAAAAACAAGAGCAAACGCCGGCGCGCGGAACACGTTGCAATTAATCGAAGACGGGAAAAAATTAGGAAGCATGAACGAACGTGCAATTAACGACGTCGTAGAAAATCAAAACGCCATTGACAATTCCTTTAAAAAATACGAAAAAATCCAAGCAAATTTATCCGCTAGCGCACGATCGGACGGTTACATGGCCGCGAAACTATACGATCAAGAAGCCGGACAAATTAGTTCCGTAATATATTTAAAAGAACAAGAATTAGCAACAATCGAATTGGCGACAACGGCAACCGAAGATCAAAGTTTGGCCGAAAGTGCGCAATCCAAAAACGTTTTAAAATTACGACGTGAGGTTGGGAACGTAATAGAAACGAACAATAATTTGCACGAAGTCGAAGTCGGGTTGCAAACAAAATCCGATCAATTAGAAACGCAAATAAACGAAATTTACGCAAAACGTGAAAAGGCATTGGGAAAATTAACAAATGTCACAAAATCAAGCGGTGGATCGGCGAAGGTTTCACGAACGGCATATCAAATGTTGGCCGGTGAAATTGGCGTTTACGACAAAGCATTGAAGAAATCAATCACGGAAGGTGAAATCGAAAAAAATAAATTTATTAATTCAGAAGAAGCGGCCGCCATGTCCGCCGAAGACAAAAACAAAAGGATTGCAGAAATCGAAACCAAGACGGCCACAAAGGTTGCGATTGCGACGGGTTTAATTAAAAAAGCAAAAGCCGATTTAAAAGTTGTCGACGATCAGTTGGCGGAACAATACGAAATAATTAATGCCAAAACGGACGTTTACATTAATAGTTTAAAAGATTTGGCGAAAAAAACACAATCACAAATTGATTTGGACAATCGACAATTAGACGTGTTGCAAGCATTAGAAGACGCGGGCGCGGACGTTGCAAAAGAACGGATCACGTTGGCGTTACGAATTGCAAAAACCGAATTGGATTTGGCATTAAAAACCGCCGAAGCGTCCGACATATCAACGCAAGCACAAATCGACAACATCAAAAGATTAAAGGGTGAAATTGAAGTTTTTGAAGAACAATTGCAAGATCAAGACGTCCAAGGTGGTTTCATGAATAAAATTTTATTTGGTTCGGACGAAGACGGCGAAGGGTTCACCGGCGAAGACATGATTAATTCAATCCAAATCGGATTGCAAGTTGTTGGCGATTTATTGTCTTCATTTAATGAATTGCAAAATCAAAAATTAAGCACGCGATTGGGCGTAATGACAAAAGAACGGGACGCCGAAGTTAAATTATATAAAGATTCCGCACAATACGAAATTGACACGGACGAAGTTAGAACGCAAAAAATAGAAGACATTACAAAAAAGCACGACGACGAAATGTTGGCGTTAAAAATTGCGCAATTTAAAAAAGACAAAGCATTCCAAAAGGCGCAAGCCGTAATAGGTGGCGCAACCGCAATCATGAATATTTTAAAAGGAAATATCACGGGAAATCCGTTGGCCGACGCAATAATAAAAGGCGTTTTAATTGCCGCAACGGTTGTCATGACGGGGTTACAAATTGCAACGATAAACGCGCAACCGGTTCCAACGGCCGCGTTGGGTGGCGTGTTGGACGATTCATTTTTTGCAACGGGCGGAATGGTTGTTGGAAAATCACACGCAAACGGCGGTGAAAAATTCAAAGTTGGCGGACGTGTTGCGGAATTAGAAGGCGGCGAAGCCGTGATCAATAAACGTTCAACGGCAATGTTTAAACCAATGTTGTCAAAAATGAATGTTGCCGGCGGCGGAAAAAAATTCGCGTCCGGCGGAATGGTATTTGCGGACGGTGGCATGTCTTTTGACGCGGACGATCAACCGACGGAATCTTTTATTGCCGACGCGTTAATCGATCAATTAAACAATCAACAAGTTTTGTTAGTCGAAGCGGACGTCACACAATCGCAAGAATCAGTCAAAACAATTCAATCACGGGTTTCATTTTAAAAAATAAATTATGTTTACAGTTGATAAAAAGACACAACAAAAAAGAATGGCAATTTGTAAAAAGTGCGATAAACGTTCCAATAAGTTTTTGGCGTTGTTTAATTATGATTCGTGTTCACTTTGCAAATGTTTATTAAGTGCAAAAACAAGTGTCACAAAAGAATTCGACGGAAAATGTCCAATAAACAAATGGTAAAATAAACATTCCTTTGTTAAAAAAAACTTTTATTTATGCCGATACCTATATATAAAAAAACTATTTTTGACACAATGAAAAATCGAGAATTAGAAATTGCCGAAAAAATACCGCAAGAAGACAAAGACGAAATTTGTCGAATCATGTCACAATTAATTTCGCACAAAGACGCACGCGGTGCGTGGACAATTCCCAATGGATTGGGAATGGAATTGTTGGTTTATTTTCAACGACATGTTGATCCAAACGCAAAATCAAATATTTTTGGTTGCGGCGGTTGTGCAAAAAAAATGGTTGGGTTTATGGAACGAATTTATAAATTATGGCAAAACCAAATAAAATAAAATTTGTTGTCGATTTTATCGATATTATTTGGAACGAAGTCCAAACGCGTTTTGGTGAATACGCAACACCAAAAGACGTTGTTTATCATTTAACCGAAAAAGGTTTATGCGAACCAACACGAATTCGGAATTATTTAATCATATTAGATTTTGACACTATATTAAGACAAAACAAAGGCCATGTCACACACACGTTCATGGATTTGTCTATTAAATACGATTTGTCGGATCGTCAAATTCAGGGAATTGTCTACAAATACCGTCCAAAATTCACCAAAAACGAAACAATTTTGGGTGATTATAAGGTGAAAATCAAGGAAAACAACAAAAAAACAAAGAAAAAAAGCGTTTTTAATTACTGATTTACTAGGGTAAAAGCAAAAAAAGTTTAAAAAAGTGAAAAAAAGTTTGATTTTTCCATTGCCAAACGGGTTTTAATTGTATCTTTACGTCAGAATCAAGGGACAAACCTTTGAAACAAACCAAAAAAAACCAACAAAATGAAAAATTTACCAATCACACCAAGAAACCCGTTCGTAACCTTAAAGGAATCAAAATTTGATTTTAGTAATTTAGCACATTCGGTTAGAATCGAACAAAAACAACAAATGAATCGTTTGTTAGAATTAATTTTTATCCACAACAAATGGGCAACGGACGAAATGTTTATGTTTGATCAATGGAGTGAAAACAAAATGAACGAATTAACAATCGACATTGACGAAAAAACATTCACATTCACAAATGAAGACGGAAACGAAGTTTCATTGATTGATTGGTTACAAGAAAACGCGGAAATAAGAAATGCGTCCGACAAATCAATTACAATCATGTCATTAAACCCAAGTCAAAATTAATAAGGGTTTAAAAACAAACTTTAAAAGACACGGGCAAACACCCGTGTTTTTTTATTCCTATTATTTCGTAAAAGAAATTTTTATCATTTCTATTTTTGTCGCAATGGCAAATTCAAATTGGTTCGAAATTCAAAACAACGCAAAATCCGACACGGCGGACGTGTATATTTATTCGGAAGTCGGAAGTCACGACGTAAACGCAAAATCATTTATTGACGAATTAAAAACGATCAAAGATAAAAACATTGACGTTCACATCAATTCATTGGGTGGTTCGGTTTTTGACGGATTGGCAATTTACAACGCATTAAAAAACCATTCTAAAAAAGTCACAACGAAAGTCGAAGGAATTGCGGCGTCGATTGCGTCCGTTATTGCAATGGCCGGCGACACAATCGAAATGGCGGAAAATTCTTTGTTTATGATTCACAATCCATTTGCAATGTCCGGTGGCGACGCAAACGAATTAAGAAAAACCGCAAACATTTTGGATAAAATTCGAAATGAAATTGCGTCTATATATGCGTCAAAATCAAAACATGATTCCGATCATTATATTAATTTAATGGACGTTGAAACATGGTTCAATTCAGAAGAAACAATGGAATTGGGTTTAATTAGCGGAATCACGCAATCGATCAAGGTGGAAAACAATTACGATATTTCAAAATTCGAAAATATTACAAGCGAAAAAATAAATCAAATAATTAATAAAACAAAAACAAACGTTATGGCGGAAAATACGCAAAATGAAAATGTTGTTGAAACAAAAGAAGTTTCGAACGACGAAAGTTTAATTGGAAAAATCAAATCAATGTTGGGCGTTGTAAAAAATGCAGAAGGCGACGAAGACGAATCAACCGCAGAAGACACGGATTGGGCGTTAACTTATGAAGAATTAAAATCAAGGGTTGACAATTTAGAAAACGCAATCCATGACATTGAAGAAAAAATGGGAATGACGGAAGAAGTAAAAGAAGAAGAAGAAGAAGAAGCGGACGCAGAAGCAAAAGCGTTGGCGATTGCAAATTCCGAAATTGAAGAATTGACGGCGACAATTTCAAAAATAAAAGCCGGAAAAACGGACGTAACACCAAACGGCGATCCAAGTATAATTGAAAACACAACGGTTGATCCAAACGCGGCATTTTTTAACGCAATGGTTTCAACGTTAAAGCGTAAAGCGTAATAATAAAAACAAATTAATCAATCATAAAAAAATAAAATTATGGCAAATGTAGCAATGGACAATATCGCGGCAACTTATAGTGGCGCAAATTTTAATGAATTGTTTTTAGAACCGATTTTTAGGGATTCGGATTTAATGCAATTCAGAGTTATTCCAAACGTAAAATATAAAATGAATCTTTACACGGCGGACGCATTATCTTGTATCGTTAAGAAATACACAACATGCGGTGGCGACGAAAGCGGCGAATTCAACGTAAATGACAAAGTAATTACGGCGGGTAGAATGCGCGTGGCGGTTTCACAATGTCAAGACGCATTTTTCGGAACGTATTTAGAAGAAAGTTTCAGAAACGGAATTAACGTTTTCAATTTAGAAGGGACGGCATTAATGGACACAATTTTGCAAAATGTTAGAAACGGAATCGCAAATGACGTTGTAAAAATTGCATGGTGGGGTGACGTTGACACAACGGTTGGCAAAGCAAGTTGTTACAACCAAACCGACGGTTGGTGGACACTATTAAAAGCGGACGCAACTGTTAATGGGAATAAAGTAACGATCGCAAATTCCGGCGCATGGGCGGCGGGTGACGCAATCGTTGCATTGCGTGCAATGTGGACGGCGGCACCAAGCGCATTACAAGGAGTTGAAACAAGGGACAAAGGAATTTATTGTTCACGTTTAATGTATGACGATTATTTAACGTCGTTAGAAGATTTAGGAAATGCGGAAGGATTTTCACAATTAGTTGACGGAAGCATGAAAGTTTATTTTAGAGGTGTCGAAGTAATTCCAATGTATGGTTGGGACGCTGCAATCGCGGACTTAGGAATCACGGACGACGTTTGCGCGTGTTATGTTGCAAAACAAAATTTAGCAGTTGGAACGGACACGAACGATCCGGAAGGTGAAATGAAAATGTTTTACGACGATTTGACGGAAAAAGTTTATGTTAGAGCATATTTCAAATTGGGCGTTCAATTCTTACACGATTCATTGGTTCAAATTGGATATTAATAAAACAAATAATAAACTTTAAAAAAATAAAATCATGAGTATAACAACAGGACATAATGTAATTTGTTGCGATAGAAATAGACGTGGCGGGTTAAAAACAATTTGGTTGGCAAATACGGACGAAATAGCGTCTTTTACGCCGGACACAACGGCCGGAACGCACGGTTACACGGCGGTAACAATGGTGGCGCCCGGAACCGATCTATTTTATAAATGGGAATTCGACAGAGGAAGCGCGGGTTTCACGGCAAGTGCAACAAGGGAAAACGGATCAACACTAATTGAAGTGACATTGGAATTTTACATTCCAAAAGTGACGGGAGTTGTAAACCACGATTTAATGGAATTGGTTACAAGTTGCGGAATCACGGCGGTTGTTGAAAGTTATGCGGACGATTGCGGCGACGGAACGGCGTCACCGGTTGCATTAACTTATAAATTCGTTTTAGGTTGGGACGAAATATTCGAAGAAACGGCTTACATGGAATTCGCAACGGGTGAAGAAACGTCCGGTGTTGGACTACAAGACGCAAACGGAACGGCTATCACTATCACAACGCAACAAGGTGAATATCCAAGACAGTTCGACGGCGACACGGCGTCGGCACCGTTTCCGGTTTAGAATATATTTTAAAATAGGTTCAAAATTTGAATTGAAATTAGATTGGGAACATTTTCAAAAGTGTTCCCAATTTTTTTTGACAACATGCAAAATTTTTGTATTTTAGCAAAAACAAATTAATCATTTAAAAAAAAACAAATGGCAAAATATAAATTAATTCCAAACATTGCGAATTCCAAATCATTTAGATTTAACGGAAAAAAATATTCGCCGAGTTCGTGCGATCAAAAAATGTTAAAACGATTATTAAACGAAGGTTGCGTTTTTATAACGGAATCCAAAGAATCCAAAAAATCCGTAAAAAATGAGCAAAAAGAAAACAACGAACCAAACGATTAAATCGGCGGCCAACAAAATTGGATTCACGAAATTTGACGTTTTTAATGTAGGTGTTCCGGAAAAAATCCGTGAAAATGTAGATTTAAAAACTATAAAAACACCGTTTATTCCTTTTGGCGAAGACAATTTATTTCCGCAATTTTTGGCCGAAGTGGCGCGACAATCGCCAACGCACCGTTCAATTTTAGGGCAAAAGAAAATTTTATCTATTGGCAAGGAATTTCATTCAGAAAATCCAAACGTCCAAAATTTTATTGACGACGTAAACACCGGCGATTCAATGCGCGAAGTTTACGGCCGAATTATTGACGATTATTATTCGTTTGGAAATGCTTACATGCAAATCGTTAGGCATAAAGGCGGAATCAATTTATTTCATATTGACGCAACGAAATGTCGAGTTTCAAAGGATCAAAAATATATTTACATTCACCCCGATTGGCAAAAATACGGAACGTCAAAAGAAGACACGGCGATTGTTCCGGTTTATCCGGAGTTTGAAAAAAATACGTCAATCGTTCAATTTAAAGATTACGAACCGACATTTAATTATTACGGGTTGCCGGATTTCGTGGCTGCAATGTCGTGGTTGTCAATCGATTGGGAATTGCAAACTTATAACGAAAGTAAATTTAAAAATAATTTTACGCCGTCGGCAATCGTTGAAATCAACGGCGACATGGGCGAAGAAGAAGCGGAAAAATTAGTAAAAGAAGCACAACAAAAATGGACGGGCAAAGGTAATAATTCAAAGATTTTGTTTTTGGTTAAAAATGGCGACACGTCGCCGGCAAATATCACCGTATTAAACGACGGATCGGACGGATCATTTATGGAATTGCAAAAATTAACGTCGCAAAACATAATCACGGCGCACCGTTGGCAACCGGCAATGTCGGGAATTGTTAGTTCCGGAAAATTAAGTTCAACCGGAAACGAAATTCGTGTTGCGTGGGAAATGGTAATGGGAACGGTAATAAAAGACGTCGAAGGATTGGTTTTTGGAAAAATTAAAAAAATAATAAAAGACAACACGGCGTTGGACGTTGACGATTTCGAAATCATTTACGAACCGCCGGTTTCGTTTTTATCTGATATTGTCCCAAGTGCGGTTTTAACAATTAACGAACAACGTTTGGTTTTAGGTTTCGAAGCAACGGAATTTGGCGATCAAATGTTGTCCACAAAAAAAGAAATATAAATGGCAATTACAAATAATTATTTGGCTTATGATCCGTTGATTACGGCGGCGCAAACAATTCAATTTGCGTTCACAAATCAAAACACCGATCCGTTTTTAATATCGGACAATTTAATTCAAATGGCAGAATTCGCACATTTAAAAAGTGCGATTGGCGACGATTATTATTTGCATTTAAAAAAAGTTTTTAATGCCGTTCCGGTTGGTTCACCAAGTCCCGAAGACATGGCATTTTTGGCCGAATGGTTGGTTCCAACATTTTCATGGTTCGTTCGATTTGAAGTTATTAACGAAATCCAAGATAATTCAACGTCAAGTGGAATCGTCACGGCCATGCCGGAATTTTCAAAAGCGGTTGACGCCAAAACATTGAACGTTTATAAACAAGACACATATCGACGCGGAAATGTTATGTTGCAAGCAATGATCGAATTTTTAGATGAAAACGCAACGGATTTTCCGGAATATAAATCGGCAAACACGGTTGATTGCGGAAACACAAAAAATGGAGTTTCAAAACAACATGGCATGATAATTTATTAAATTATGCCATTGCCAACACCAAACAAAGACGAACCAAAAGACGCGTTTATTTCGCGTTGTATTGAAACGGAAATCATGTCCGAAGATTTTCCAAATTTAACACAACGAATCGCCGTTTGTGTTTCACAATTCGATAATAAAAACAAACCAAAAACAAAAAACAAAAAAAAATAAAATGTCAAATTTACACAAAGATTTAACCGACGCACAAATCCACGTTCCAAAAGGATTTGCGGGCGCTGCAAACAATACAAAATTAACAAAAGATTCGTCCGGCGCTTTAATATGGGCGGTTGACGATCACCCGTCCGATAATGTTACAAAAATAATTGCCGGAACAAATGTCACAATTTCACCAACAACGGGGTTGGGTGACGTGACGATTAATTCAACCGGCGGTGGCGGTGCGTCGCATTCCGTGCATTCTTTGCGTGGTTGTTTTAGTTACGAAGGCGCACCAAAAGGCGGCAAAGGCGGATCGACGACAAATTGGTATTGTCGCGGGTTACGTTGCGGCGAAGTCCACGATTACAACGAATTGGGTTTTACAATGAATTTAGGTGGTGGCGCACCCGCACCAATTACGCCCATACCGACGCAAATCCCAATGGGCGGTTCGTTGCATTGGGTTGATTCACCAAATCCGGATTTGTATTCGTATCAAGGAATGGTTTATTCAGACGAAGCCGTTATTTGTGAAATTGGATTCGCCGTTTGGAAACCGAATTGCGAAGAACCAACGGAAGGTTCGGAATTAATTATTGATCCGGCGACAATTACGGCGTTTCCGATTGATAAAAACAAATATACATGTTTTATAATAAATCCGGCCGCCTATTCTTTTGTCAACACCGACATTATTGTTCCAATAATTCGTTGCACGTCAGAATTGCCCGCAAATTTAATTGTAAATTCAACATTAAGATTGATTCAAAGTTAATAAATTAAATGATTTTAAAAATGCAAACAATAATTGAACGATTTTGTCCATTGACGATTTTTTTAAACATTGGCGCAATTGGAATAAGCATGTCAGAAATGGAAATGAAACTAAAATTAATATCTTATTCGGTTGCGATAATTTGGACAACAATAAAAGTTATTAAAGAAATAAAAAATTGGAATGAGCAAAAGAAACGGTAAAAATAAATTGCATTTGGAAAATTTAAACAAAATCAATCATATTGATAAACGTTTAAAAAAGAAAAAAGTTCGGGAAAATCAAGACGAAACATCAAAGTTAATTTCGCAAAGAAAAACAATTCAACAAAAATTAAAAACAAGTCGTTAACCAATAATTGCGACGAAACGATAAAACAAATATTTATTTTTGTCCATGGCAAAATTGAAATATCTTGTTATTCATTGTTCGGCAACTTATGAAGGCGTCGACATACGTCCCGAACAAATCAAGGATTGGCACATGGGAAAAAATGGGCGAAATTGGAGCCGTGTTGGATATTCGGATTTGATTACAATTGACGGTGCGTTGCATAATATGCACTTTGCAGAAGGAACAAATCCAAACGATCAAATAATCGAAAGTTCGGAAATGACATGGGGTGTTCGTGGTATAAACAGCGAATCAAAACACGTTTGTTATGTTGGCGGGTTGGATAAAAAGACAAAGAAGCCCAAAAACACGTTGAACAATAAGCAATGCGACACGCTGCAAACTTATATTAAACACGAAATTTTGCGTCACCCCGACATTTTGGTTGCGGGACACAATCAGTTTTCGAACAAAGCGTGTCCGTCTTTTATTGTTTCCGATTATTGCACGTCCATTGGATTGACAATGAAAAATATTTATTTCAATTAAAATAATTAATTTAAAAAATAGAAAAATGAAAAATATATTAGGTTTATTCACATCAAAAAGAGCAATCATGACAACAACAATGATTGCGTGTTGGATCATATTCGGTTTAAAAGGAATCGAAAACGGTTCGAATTTAACAGAATTGGCAACATATTTCGCGGCATTATCACCGTTTGTGATTGGTTACATTTACGGCGAAACAAAACGTCCGTCCGGTTGTTGCAATAAAAATGAAAATTGTAAAAAATAAAATATTAGCAATTTTATTATTGTTTGTTTTAACGGGGTGTTGTGCTTTAAAATCACCCGTTAAACGTTACGAATGTCAAAAACAAAAGGCAAAGGAAAAAATATTTGTATTAACAAAGAAATTTCCGGAGTTGTTACAACCAACGGACACGATCCGATTGTCGGACACGATATTTTTCAACAACGTTTCGGTTGACACGTCTTTTGTTTTTGGCAATGTTAACGACACGATAATTGTTGAACGCGATAAAATAAAAATCAAATACATTCGAATTGATTCGGTTGTTTATTTAACCGGTGAATGTATCGCGGACACGGTTTTTATTACACACGAAATTCCGATTGAACAAATCATTGCAGAAAAACCGCCATTTTCAAAAGAAATGAAAAATTGGGCGTTTATTATTGCGGCCGTTTTGATTGGGTTTTTGGTGTTAAAACGTTTATTTAAAAAATAATCGTGCGGCCAACACACAAACAATTTCGGCCACATTGGACAACGGATTTACAATCTTTAATCACACAATTACGAAAATTTCCAAAACATATCCAAAAACATTGTTTGGATTTGGCGGTTCGTTCGGCAAATAGTGGAAACGAAATTGTTTTTGACGAAAACAAAAAAGGCGCAACCGTAGAAACCAAACGATCGTCACGAATCAAAAACATTGACGATTTAATTAAACATTGCGAAATTGATTTGGACGTTTGGGAAATTGAACGTTATGTTGTTAATAAATGGGAAGTTGGATCAAATGTCGAAGGGACGATTATTGTTGAACCTTTGTTTCAAATAAAGGCGTGGTTAAAAAAGAACACGGACATTTTAAACATCAAAAAATTACGCGACGAATTAATTAACGAAGTTCAATCATTTGCGCCGAAATATCCAAAATTAGAATATAAAAAAATTGACAATGGACATTTGTTGGAAATTAACATTTTCGATTTACATTTTGGGAAATTATGTTGGGGTTTAGAAACCGGCGACAATTACGACACGAAAATTGCGTCCAAACGGTTTTTAACGGCGATTCACGCCATTATAAAACGTTCGGAAGGTTACGACATCAAAAGGATTGTTTTTCCCGTTGGCAACGATTTTTTTAATTCGGACACAAGATTGAACCAAACGTCGGCCGGAACACCGCAAGACGAAGACGTTCGTTGGCAAAAAACATTTAAGGCCGGACGGGAATTGTTGATCGCCGGAATTGATTTATTATCCAAGGTTGCGCCGGTTGACGTTGTTATTGTCCAAGGGAATCACGATTGGGAAAGATCATTTTACGTTGGTGACGTGTTGTCGTGTTGGTATTTCAACAATCCAAACGTCGAGGTTAACAATCAACCAACACCAAGGAAACATTATAAATTTGGAAATTGTTTAATCAGTTACACGCACGGAAACAATGAAAAAATTATTGATTTGCCGTTGTTAGTGGCGTCCGAAGTTCCAAAATTATGGGCGTCAACGCAATTTCGCGAAATTCATATTGGACATTTACATCATAAAAAGGAAATTAAATTCATGGCAACGCAAGAACACAAAGGAATTGTTATTCGTTTCATGCGTTCACTAAGCGGAACGGACGCATGGCATAATTTTAAAGGATATAAAGGCGCAATTCAAGCGTGCGAAGCGTTCATTTGGGACGAAAACGAAGGTTTAATTTGCCAATTTTCACATAATTTGATTAAATAATGAATTTATTTTAACCTAGTAAATGAAAGTTTTTTGCATATTTAATGAAAAAAAGTTTGATTTAATAAAAAAACGTTTATCTTTACACCACGAAACAACGGCAATATTGCCAACCAAAAAAAACCAAAGAAAATGACAAACTATTTAAACACTCTAATTTCAGAAAAAAACATCAACATTGAAACAATGATCGAAGTTGAAGGACAAAGCGGAACAAACTTTATTCCATTGGGCGTAATTGTTGAACACATTGCAATCGCACCAACGCACCAACAAAAACAAATCAAAAACACATTAATTAAAATCGATTTTTTAAACGGTGACATAATGCACTTTTTTACATATTTAGCAAAAGCAATCGCAAGATAAAACAAACACGGGCGGGACATTATGTTCCGCCTTTTTATATTATGGAAAACCCACACACACAAGAACGTCAAAAGAAATTAAGAATTCGAATTCGTGAAATGATTAAACAAGGCGCACAAATAAATGAAGTTTATGTTTGCATGTTTACAAAAAAAATCACAATCAATTTTGATTTCGAAGGCAAAACACACAAGGCCGATTTTGACGATTTTTGCGTTGACTTAGAAAAAACAATAAAAAAAATTAATTAACCAAAAAAACCAAATTATCATGAAAAATTTATTTCGTTCAATTTACAACATTTTTAATCGACACCAAGTTGTCGCAACCAATCATTTATTAACCGGAATCGTTTGTGTTCACACGTTGGACGCGTGGCGCGGTGTTATTACGATCACAACAAAAAAATTAAGATAATGAAGAAACAAACGGAAAATTTAATAAAAGAAGTAAAAGCGCAACAAAAGGCGCAAAAACTACAAAAAACAACCGTGATTGATCACGAAACGTATTTAAAAGGAAACAAAGAACCGATCAATGTTTCGTGTTGCAACGACGAAATCACGCCATGCGTTAAAGATTATGGCCTTTGTCCAACGTGCGGCGAACACCTTTAAAATAATAAAACAATGAATAAAAAATTTCACTACAAAAACCAAAAATCCGTTCCGTCACAAAAGACGGGCGGGACAATGTATTATTTATTTTTTAACGACGGCGAAAAATCATTCCGAACGTGCGTGGATTCCGGATATCGGAATTTTGCAAAATGGGAAAGATTAATCAAAAACGCAACGCGTGGCGATATTGTCAACGGATTGCGTGTTGTTAAGGGTGGTATAATTGACGCCGATTCGACGCCTAGTTATGGCGGAAATATATATAAAAAATAATTGCATATTGTCAAAAATTTATTAACTTTGTAAAACCAAAAAAGAAAAAACCATGGAACAAAAAAACAAAAATCGCGAACAATTAAAAACAATGTATATTGATTACGAATTAACACCGGAAGACGTATTTTCACACAAAAATTATGTTATTTTGACGCGATCCGGAATCGAAAAAATAATGGCGAAATCTAAAATTTCAGTCACTTATGAAATCATAAGAAGTGAACCAAATTTTGCGTCCGTTAAAGCAACGTCAATATTAGGTGAACAAACATTGGAAACAACGGGTTCGGCGTTGCGTGGCGCAACATATAAGGACGGCAACACTTTGTCGCATTATGTTTTGGAAATGGCCGAAAAACGTTCAATGGCGCGTGCGGTGCTTAAAATTTTAAATCTTTACGAAATCGGCGTCAAGTCGGAAGACGAATCCGACGAATTCAATAAATCAAATTAAAAAAAAAATTATG